TTATTCTGCGAGTTCTCGTAGGCTATCCAGCGCGTTAACATAGTCACTTATCGCTTCAGTGTGCTGATAGAGCTCATCTCTAAGCTGTTTGTTCTTCTTACATTCTGCTAGGTACAGCTCCTTGTACTTAAGCGCATCATAGCCACCTTTGAGCAACGCTTTACTCATTGTTGACGTGCCAGTTTGCTCTTTGAGTTGTGAGAGCATTTCCGAATGTTCTTGTGTATCTCTAATGGTAATTGCCATCATTTTCCTTGCTGCAGCTAGTTCCCTGGTTCGGTTACGATTGCAAAATGTCATGATTAATCCTGGTACCGGTTCGTATTTTGATAGCAAATGAACTTACCCGTATATGGCCTTGCTCATTGCTATCTCAAACCTCAGCACAAATAGCCTGCGTTCTTGGTACTGTGTGATTGTGGGCGGGCCAACGAGAGCGAACGCCCCAAACGGTGAGTTTTAGACCGCACGCTTAAATCCTTCTGGTGATATGTTCATTGTCCTTTTTCCTTATTCAGATAATCAGATAGCATTCGAACACCGCTGCGAAAGAGATCGTAAACAATGATAGTGATGATCGCGTTCATCATTGAGAGGTGGTCGAACAGCTCGATGATTTCGACCAACTGCCCATGTGTTACATATTCATTCATAAATTTTACTCTCCGAAAAGTACTACTTGTGGCCACTAGTGGCTAAAGCAAATATGAGTTGTCCGTGATTGCCTTAGCCTTTTCAGCGCCAACCTGAACGATGTCGGTATTCGCCTCCTTTTGTGGTAGGGCGTTTGGCTCACAAGTGAGCAAAGACTGTAGTTCGCCTCTCTTTAGAACCATCAGGCAGTAATCGAGGACCTCAAATTGGACATCGATGGCTTTTAGGTAGTTTGCATTGATTGAGTAGGTGCCCGTTGTGGTGTAAGCGTTGATGACAATATCGGTTCTCTTATCAGTGTAAGGCTTACCCTTGACGTAATAACGCTTCTTAGAGGTATGAAAACCCGAGATATAGGCTCGTTCAAGCCCTTGAAAATAGAGAACGTCAGTTACAGGAACAAAAGGATCACCGCCTTGCTGATGAAGCGCAGAGCCAGTCCCACCATTAGATAAAACAGGATCCCCTTGAGAACCCTGCGAAGCTTGCTCAGAGTGAACAGGTTCCACAGTTTGCACCACATCAGCCGTTTGAGATTCGACTGTTGAAGTCTGACTTTCATCTTTAATAAGAAGATCCAAAACGCCATAAATAACATACCCCACAGATAAAACGATAAAGAGACAAACAAACAGAAACTTAGGAGAGCGGAAAAGCGTATTCATGCCGCCTGATTTAGTGATGGCACCCGTCCCCGTAGACTTGTAAAGCAGGTGTGCCTCAATTGGGACTTTTTCAGTGAATAGACCAGGGTCTTTTTTAATTGGAATGACCGGCTTAGTGACATTGGTAGGGTGCTGATATATATAGGGCTTTCTTTTAGCAAAAACATCTTGTCACGATTCTTATGAAAGAATGCTTGCTCTGCACATGCTTTGATTGAGCTGTCTATCTGTTGCCAGTCTGGTGACAAAAGTTCAATGTCCCAGTTGTACTTACGATGGCGCATAAAGCCCTCATTGTAAGTCAATGGGTAGATAATCCGGCCATTTTCATCGTATTCAGCACAGCCTAAGTCATCTATCTCAGACTCTTTCAGTGTCTCCAAATTAACGGGAACGTGCCGAGAGTCAAAGAACTCTTGATACCAGTCAGGTAGATGATCTAGAAAGTCCGAAAGAGGGCGCTGTTTAATCTTACGGCCATCGAACCCAACGTTCTTGGAGAAGATGTCCTGACATTCATCGATAACAACAAGTGCATTCAGAGGACACCAACAGAAAAAGTGCTGCCATAAGTCGATGCCGACTTCAGAACGCGAAAAGATGCGGATCAACTTGGTAGTGGATGGAAACTTAATATTGAGCCGCTCCTCGATGATATGGAGAGGCTGCATCCCTTCAAGATTCGTCACAACAACGCGACCCGCTTTCAATGCAGGAAGTATAGAAAACCAAGCCGTATACGCTGATTTGTACGAGCCATTGCCACCCGTGCGAATAGTAATAGCCATTATCGAGACATCCTCATCACCATAGCGGTCGTGGCGCAGTTGACGTAGAGAGAAAAGCCTTGAGGTACTTTGTAAAGGGTAAACCAGTAACGAATTTCAGATGGAAGCTTGTTAAACAGTTCAACAAATAAAGTAGCGAAACCAATTTCTTCAAGTAGGGTCTTAGCAACGAGAAAGCTGATCTTCACAAAGTAAAGCGATGCACTTAATTTTGCTTTAATCCACCAAACTTCAAGCCAAACAAAAAATCGTCAAAGAACGTAGGAAGACCTTCAAGGTAGCCAAGGGCAGTTGCACCCACGTTCGCCATATAGTCAAAAATTCGTACATCCTCAAGCCCTCACAATCTCTTTAATACCAGCCATACCAAACACAAAGAGGACAACGGCCGCGATGATGCCAGCGTTGTCCCTCATCGAAACAAAGACTTGATTCGTTGCAGTCACTGCGTGACCATGCCAGTTAAGAGCCAAGTCATGAGAATTAAAATCACCGGAGGAAACACCAGAAGTGAAGTTGAAATAAGACTTCATACTACGAAGCTCAGCCTCATAGTCTGACTTCAAAGATTCAACCTCCGAACGCAATCGAGAAAGGTCGCCTGATTCGTACAAATGCTTGGGATTAACAGCAACAGGATCGACTTTAAACGCATCTTTCAAACCTTCCAAAGACTCGTTTAAACCATCAAAACCACCTTTTAAAAGCCCATTGATGGACTTCAATAATCCATTCGTTTTGTTGCCAAGTTCAGTTAAGACAGAAGTCTGTGAGTTAACAGCAGAAGCAGTATGGTTAGCACCATCGACGACGGATTTAGTATTGAGATCCAAAGAAGACTTAAGAGATCCTAAAGCTTTCATAGAAATTTCATGATTGCCGTTCAAATCATTGTTGATTTGAGTTAGTTGTTTGTTCATGTCTTTGTTAAGCGCTTTGATCGCCTTATTAGCGTCACTTTCATTATCAACAGGTGGTTCAGGGATGTCAGAATCACCGGAACCGTCAGTATCAGGAAAGTCAGGGAATTCGGGAGGGTCTAAATCATCGTCAGGCGTTGGGGCTCAATATCATCATCATCGTTCTGACAGTGAGGCGCGTCACGATTAAAAATAGTGCAGGGTTCTGGCGGTTTTTCATCGCAATAGTTATTGCTTTCATTGCAGCACTTGCCCTCAGAATCAACCCAGTCTGGAGAGGTGGAGTCACATTGGTCAGGTTCGGGGTCATCGTCCATGCAAGCAGGCCAATCATCGGAATCAGGATCACAAGGTTGGTCAGGAAGTTCACAATCAGCATCAAAAGACTGGGTATTGTTGTCACAGAAAATTTTTGGTGTACCACCTTTGGCAGTACATGAATCATGATACTGACTCATTGCATCAATCGTTGATTGTTCCTCACAATACGGTTTAGATTCGCACTGGCCAGTAATAGGGTCTAGCTCCTGCCCATCGGGACAAGTCAAACGGTTCATCCTGCCTATTTCGGTCCTACGCGAATACGGAGATTGGTCACATTCAATACGGTTAAAAATAGCACGACAATTACTAAAATTAGAAAAACGGATTGAAGAGATATAACTATCAGTAATAATCTGTCCCTCTTTTAAAGGAGCACCGCCCCAACTCACCATATAAACACGGTAAACATTTTCGGCATTAGAACTAAAAGAAACGCTCAGCAAAATAAAAAGAAGAGAAACGCTTTGTTTAATATTCATTAAATCAAACCTATAAAAACGCCTCTCTAGGAGGCGTTGATACCAGACTTGAAACCGCCGATAAAGGCACAGGTGTGAGCGACGGCAAACAGTAACGTTAATATGGCGGTCAAAGTCTCCTGCATAATTAAGAACGCATAGCGCCTTTCATCATGTAAAGACCGAAACCAATAGCAGCCATGGAAAGGATGCCAACGACAACTAACGTGTAGTTAGATTGCCCTTGAGAAACCGCTTCATTGATTTTTGTTGTTACCGCCGAGCCTTCAGCAAACGCTGAGCTAGAAACGACAGTTGCCGCTAAAACAGAAACTTTAGCCGCGTATTTTTAAGTGTGTTCTTCAACATAGGTATATCTCCAAGTGAGTAAGCTAGGCTCTACCGAGCCCTTTAAGGATCCGTCCGAGCACATGCCCAGACACGAAAGAAAGCAGCAAATGACCCGTGATTTCGGTAAAAATGCCGCATCAATATCGAAGTTCAAATCTTTGCTCAGGCTCATGCGTTTGACTTCATCACTGCTGAGAATGAGAAAAGAGCAGTTATCCAAAGGCTCATAAGGCAAAGCCTTAATATCACCGTTGGTAAGAACCTGAGCACAGACTGAAACTGTCATAAGTTGTTGTTAACCTTGAGCCTTCATTGAAGCTTCGAAGTGCTTCTTAATTTCTGCATCAACAGGGATGAGTGCTGTCACGATGGCACCCGCCAATGGATCTTCTGGATTGATTTCAAGTTGTAACTGGTACTCACGACGAGGAACCAGAGCACCAGTGCGCTCAAGGAGCAGGGCGTAACTGTGTTCAATCATTAAAGGTTGATCCCATTGCGGGTTAACGTCGCCAGATTCGCCGATGGTGCGGCGCTTGAATTTCTCCGAGTTAATTTCACGTAGTGGACGTGAGATGTTCAGTTGCGCACTGTCACCACGTGCCGAGTTCCAAGTGATGTCCATGCCTAGGACAAAACAGATTTAGCCATTTATTAGGTCTCCAATATGTGAGTCACCAACTTGCCGTAGGTATCGGGGAAGGTGAATTTGGTTCCATCACGGACGAGCGAGCCGACAACGGTTTCAATGTCGCCCTCATGGAATTCGATTAAAGAGTTCAGGATTTTCCCGTACTGGCGACGCATCCAGTGAGCCGAAGCCAACAGGTCTAGCGCCGCCCGTTTAGTCGGGACAGGTTTTGTATTGAATTGTTTTGCAGTAGAAATCGACGCTGCGAAGTCGTTGATGGCCGCGAACGCGCCAGCAGGATTCAACAGCACATCGATGTTCCATTTTTAAGTTCAACTTCTGAGCGGTACCAAACCAAACCCGTGTTCGCGAGTTTCTGCTCAAGAGCCTTGTTGTAGATACGCCAGTAGATGCGAGAAGTACGAGAGCCGACAGAGTATTGCTCTTTGGTGTAATCAGGACGGCCATCACGAAAGCCCGCAATCGTATGGTCAACATGCAGAACCGGATTACGGCCACGTTCAGCCGTACGGAAAGCATCATCATTCCAAGCCTTGTGCGCGTATTCACAGTCAAAGATACCGTCGTAATCATCGTAAGCGAGATCGACACGCGCGAGCGTTTGAACACCAAGAACGTTTGCCAGCCAATCATGCAGCGACCAAGGCGCGCGACGGGCAAACACATGCTTACAACCAGTGCCATTAATTTGGAAATGCACCGTGTCATTGTTGCCACCAATACCCACGAAACCACAGAAGTCTTCACCGTCTGGTGAGGTCAACTTCATAGACTCAGAATAGAACTGAAAGCCAAGGCCACGAGGTGCAGAAAGTGACAAGCCAAGCACCTGATTCGTGAAGATACGCAGGCAATCTTCTAGGTAATTGCGGTAACAGATATCAAAGGCGCTGTTGTACGCTTCAATCTCTTCGGCAGTGCCCGCGATGGTCGCATTAAACTGAGGTGGAGCAGGGAACTTGGGTGCTTTACAGTTACGTTGTAACAGCGATTTAGGCGCTAAACCTTTGTCTTCCTCATGCTTGTGCAGACGTTGAATCGCGTTGTGACAATGGCGTAAGTCCTTGACTGCGAATGTAAAACATAGGTAGTCAATATGAACAGACTGCTCATCGAATTTCTTAAGGATGTTAGTTGCAGTAGTCATCGAAGACCCCTAAATCAACGCGTTCTTGGTAAGTGGTGTTGGTGATAGATACCAACTCGTAAGAGACAAATTCAGACGAAGCCCAAGATTCGAGATGAGACATAGACTTGAGCAAATCCCATTCTTCACAGCCTTTGACCAACACGGAAACCGTGTAATCAGGCAACAAATCGTAATAGATGGTTTGGGCTTCGTTCATGGGTTATGCCTCTGAGTTAGACTCGGTTACGGCGTCACGCTTTACTGCAAGTTGCTCCTCAATCTCAAATGCGCGAATAACCGCATCACTGACAGGCATTGAGAAAAATTCACAGATTGATGCATAGGCATGCTGACAAGCTACGGATAGAGAGATTTGACGGCTATCTACATCTCGAAGGACTACCCAAACTTCGCCGTGGTGATCAATTTCAGTAACGTGCTCAAGTTGACTCGGTAGCACATACGTTTCTTGTGAGTAGTGAACACCGATATCACAAAATGAGATTCGGATTTTATAGACGTTCTCATTGCTAAAATGAGTAAGGCGAAGATTCCCGAAGTCAATAAAACGTATTGAAGTGTTATGAGGATTAACCTCGATTAAGCTAGAGAATTTTGACATGACTACCACCGCGAAGAAGTGAAGCAGAAGGAACTGTTGAGCAAACAACCTCATGAACTGCGTATTGTTTTTCTTTGCGTCAAGCTTTTCTGTAACAGAAATCAAGTCAGCACTTAAAAGGAAGTGACAAGCACCAGCAAGCGACCAAGCAGTTTGAACCGAACCGCCTTTTCCAAAACGAGTGAAGAATCTGTCACCGCTTTGCGTTTTAATCACAAGAACCTTAGAGCCGTGAACGTTTGACATAACAACCACCTTGACTAGTTGAGAGAGAGACCACCAAGGCCAGACGAAAGCGTCAAGGGCAAACGCCCGAACCAAGGTAGTCATAAACTTTGAGTAACCAAATTTGGTTATTAGGCTAATCACCAATTTTGGTTAGCGCAAGTCACCAAAATGGTGATTGATAAGCTAAACTGTGTGAAACGGAGGAAACGGCATGTACCAGAATCAACTATTAGACGCCTACAAAAAGGCTCAAAGTTACGTACAAGACAAACAAATTGCAGCGGATATGAATGTGCCGCCGCAAAGAATCAGTGATTTTCGCAAAGGAAAGCGCTATATGACTGATACACAAGCAATTTTTTAG